ATTATAATCATAAAGATTATTTTTTTCAGCATTTATTGTGTTTTTATATGAATCTGCTAAATTACCCAATTGCCCATCTGCACCTTCAACGTTTGCTTTCTCTGTGTCGTACATATTCTTCAGACTGTCGAGCTCATTTATGGCAAAATTACTCGTATAAATATCATTATCTTGAAGTGATTTCCTTAGATTTACATTAGTCTCATTATATTGATCAAGCAATTGTGGATTATAAGTGTCCATATAATCTTGCTTATACTGATTGTAAAATTGATCGTCAAAACCTTTAAATTGTTCATCAATTACACCTCTACCCTGTGCAAGATTTGATTGCTTTCTAGCTTCTCTTTGTTCGTTTCTTTTGGCTAATTCATCCTTTGAAATATATTCTTTCGTTACTGGATCAATTACTCCATTTCCTCCAACTCCACACATATTATCCGCTGTCCGATTTATTATTATAGTGCAGGGCGAGTGCTGACAACGTAGCCGCTCCTGCCGTACGGCAGGTCAAGTTGATACCGAATAACTGTTCTACACCAGTTAATCCATATCTAGGTTTACCATAAGTAATTTTAGATGCAATACCGTGATTTACTTTTACAGTATCATCATTAGGATTTGGTAAGGTTTCAACCTTCCAATTATTAGTTCCCATAACATCAAAACCAATTAAATCTTTCTTAGCTGCTGGATCTTTAGCACTAATATATGGTAATTCAATTTCTACAGTATCTTCATCATCTGCTGGATAAGTAGAGTTATTTGTTCCACCATATAAATATAACCCATCATCACCACTCTCATCTGTTGCTCGGCAATAAATTCTATTACCAATTCTTGCAAAATGGGTGATTGTTATATCAAGATCATAATATGACCATGCTGATATTTTTTTAGATGGGAAGTATGAAAATACATATATTCTAGTTCCAACAGCCAACCAATATCTACCATCTAATGGTTCAATAATAGCAGTTGCTGCTGCTATTTGGGCTTCAGTTAAAGTATCTAAATATGTTCTGACGTGAGTATCAATATTTGTACCAACATCTGACACATAGGCAGCATTTGAACTATCCCTAGCTTTGATTGATCTAATACCAGTATTTGCTAAGTAAAAAACATCATTATTCCCATAAGCAATAACTGATGCTGATGCAACAGTACCTGTGTTTTGAACAGTTTGTAGGTAAACATTGACGGCAGAATCTTCAGAAATTGACCAAATTCTTATTTGGTTTTTAGAGAAAATTGCCATTAAACCCTGATATTCTGCTGTTGCTGTTAAAGTCTCCTCACCAGCTGTTTCTGAAGCCATATTAATGAATCCAGGATCAACACCTGCAATCCATTGTGTAGGTGCATTCAACGCTGAAAAATACAAGTTAGACGAAGCAACAGTATATATTTTTTTCTTGAAAGTTTGAACCGTAGTACCAGTACCTGATGCAGAACCAGTTACAGTATATATTTCAGTTCCATTAATTGTGACCGTAAATTGATCATCTTGCTCAAAAGTACCACCAACAGTAACCTCAACTATTTGAGCCACAGCAGTTACAGCGGCAACCCCACCAGTCATTGTAGAATCGGCAGTAACAGTCATATCACCAGCAACAGTTGTTGTTACTACAAAACCATTTGGTCCAATGCCTGTTCCAGCTTTAGCTTTAATTGTTACTATTGGTCCACTAACTTCAATATCATATTCTGGTGATGAAGTGTAGGAATCCAATTGGGTTTTAATTAATGATGCGGTATTTGAATTTGATGTTGTCCAATCAACTGCTGTATTTAAAACTTCAACACCATCAATCGTAATAGAAGTGATTTTATTCACACCAGGTGAAGAAGTACCACCAGTAACTTCAATATCTGCTGATGCAACAACTTCTGTTACACCCTCTACATTAGCTTGAGTCTCAACAGCAATTAAATATTGATCATTTACTGATCCATTATTGACAGCATTTGTGGCAACCGTAAAACCAGTACCTGCTTCATCAGCTGTAATTGTAACAACATTCGTAGAAACAGAAGCATTTACTACAGCGGAGTTATCAATAGCAGCCTCAAGAGCTGATGCGATCGCATTATTTGAACCGATTGATGCGGATAATGTATCCCAATCAGTTACTCTCGAAGTACCATAAAAATGATAAATGTTACCATCAGAAAATTCAGAAATTGAGTATAATTCACCATCAAATGCTTCTGCATCTAAAACATCTGTCATTGCAGTTGCAGGGGTAGGATGTTGAGTAAGAATGTGAGTTACACCTGCTGGTACATTACCAGCTTCAGAAGCATCATATCCAACAGTATAAAGGGTTTCATTTATCCCAAAAAGACCTTTTGTAGTAGCTGGAAAATCATCACCTTGCTTAACAAAAGACTTTCTCCTCTCAATATCACCACCACGAGTCAAATGGGCATTTTTAATTGTCCACGCTGAACCTTGGTCAGAAGCTACTCTCGAAGCTCTGCTTCGATCCATTCCTTTTCTAATATCTTCAATTTGAATATAGGCCATTAGCTAACAACAATTAAATTTTTACCACGATGACTATTTCTCTTAGCAAAAGCACCTAATCCCACTTGAATGGTCCTTCTTTTACTAACACTATTTTTTCTAAGCGTTAATAATCTTTGTTGTGCTAGTTTAAGTTTTATTTGGGCATCAGCTGATTTCTGACGAAGTAAAATTTCAGATGCTGCGAAAAGAACAATCAGACGATCATCTAAATCTGCTGTATCTGCTTCTTGAATCAAATCTCCTAGAGTTTTTGTACCAAAAAAGTATAATGTTTGAGTATTATCAGATGGGATGGGCCATGCTTCAATCTGTTCACCAGAACCTGTCTCTCTAATATCCCATTTTTGCATAGGATTAGATCTTTCAGGGGTAGTAGCATTGGAGTCATAGGCTGTATAATCATCGAAGTCGATACCTCTTTCTAGGTCTTGATAAACACCATTATATTTGAGTTTTATATCTTCGATTCTATCGAAATTTAACCCACTTGGGAGATCATAATATCTTTGACCTGCGGCTAAACTGACAGTTTTTTGAACCCTTAAATGAGGCCATTCATAGTCATCATAAAGTTGCTCTTGAACTCTCTGAAGCACAACTTTTAAGTTCTCTGCTTCATCAATTCCAACAGCAACTTCTTGACTACGTCCTGTTTCGGCTCGTAATTGAGCAATTAAAGATAATAATTGAGTGTTACGAGCCATAATTAACAGTTATTAAAATTTTATTCCATAAGATCAGCTAAATTAACTTCTTCTTCAGAGCTTACTCTGTTAAGGTTATCACGCTTCTCTTTATCTTCCAAATTATTATTCACTTTAGTCATTCTATCTTTATCGAATAGAGCTAATGGTTCATTTCTGATCCCGAATAATCTTAAATGTTCTTCTGGTAATCTTTCTGGTAAACCAGCTAAAGCACCAAAAATATTATCAACATTCTGCTCTCTCTTTCCTAGAGCTTTATTATAAAGATCCTTCAATCTAGTTTTCTCTTTATAAAGATCAATTCTTTCATTTTTTACTTCTCTCACATCAACTGTGGCATCTTGACCATGGATGAATTGTAATAAAAGTAATTCAGGTGCAGAAACAACTTTCCATACTTCATTTGAAGTGCTACCTGATAATCTTAATTTTGTTTTGTAATAGTGCATAGCCTTAATTATTTTGAGTTAATAAAGTTCATAAAAAGTGTAGTGCGGCGAACACTACACTTTTTATTTTAATACTATCCTGCGAATTGTGCAACACCTAAATATTTAGGTTCTTCACTAGCAATTAGTAAGTTATAGGCATCAGAACCATCGCAAGCTGCTAATGGATCATAAGTACCTCTAACATCACCAGTAGTAGCAGTAGCAGCAGATGAAACACCTGCAACGAAAGTACCATCTAGCTGACCAGCTGGGGTTACATCAATTTCAAGAATGAAGAAGATGTCAGCTGAACCATTAAAGGCAGAAGCTGGAATAACTTCAATTCTATCACCAACAGCAACCGCAGTAGTAGAACCACCAGGAGTTGTTGGAGTATCAGAATCAACATCACCTTCAGAAGAAGAATCTGCCACAGCAACTGATAACCCAGTTACGGCAGTAGTATTTACTTCAACTGTGATTGCACCACCAGTAGTAATACCAGCTTGAGCAATTGTAGTTAATTTAGATATATTACCAGCAACAGGTGAAACAATGTTGTGAGCAGTCCCTGCATCAACAGCTGCTTCTAACATTCTGTCCATGATGTAAACTTTACCAGGTTTTCTAGCAAGTAATGCACCATCTTTAAGTTCTTGAAGAACTTTAGAAGCATCACCTACGAAGAATGGTAAACCTAGAACATCACCAGTACCAACAGTCAATGAAGTGATATTTGCTGAAGAAGAAATATCAGTAACAGTTTTGAACGCTTTTTTACCAGTAAATGAAGTACCAGATGCAGATGATTCCACAATAGTGTTACCATATTCATCAGTACCAGTAACAGTAAGAACAGCAGTAGTTGTCCAAGCCGCAACGATGTTTCTAGGTACATCCAATGTTCCTGCTAAAGCAGCGGCAGCAATTGCAGCAGCGGCAGTAGTATTAACAGAGAATACACCAGCAGAAGTTAAATCTTGAGATTCAACAATACCATTGGCATCAGCTGTGTCAGGTGAACCCAAATTAACATTAATTAGATTACCCAATGCTGAATGTTTAACTTCACTTTCCTCAAGATCAGTTTCGATTTCACCATTGTCTTTACCTTCAATGTTGAATTGAGCATTAACTCTATCACCAACAGGCAAGGTTGTTGAACCTAAGTAAGTTACAGTAATATCAGAAGCTCCAAAAGAAACTGTGAAATCACTAGGTGCACTTAGTAAGCGTTGTAGCTTTTCAGACCAAATTTTATGTCCGTAAGCTGCGAATGATCCAGCAGAGGTATTAGCTGGGTACGAAAAAGTAATCGTACCGCTAGTTGCTACAGCTGAACCAAGATTAGTTTGAGATATTTTAAACATGATTCTATATATTTAAGATTAATAATTATTAGTTGATTGAGTAAACACCACTTGTGTTACGTTGTTTACAAACAAGTCCTAATGTATCAGTTATCGCACGATATACAACATACTTATCAGCAGGTCTTGCAGGAGAGTGACGTTTAGCCTTCTCATTTTGCATGTATAATGGGCAAATAACCTTCATATCTAAAATGTATAGATACTTAGATAAACCTTCATCGTCTAACGTTGGATCATATTTGAAAGTAACATTTTTGAACTTGGTGTCATCCATGCTAATATCAATAGTTCCTTTGTCAGCCCAACCAGTTTGAGTAACAGTACCACTTGCATATAACTCTGATTCAAGGGCATCCAAGAAGTCAGAACCAGCAAAGAACATGTGCTTAGGAGAACCCATTGAGTATCTTCTCAATTGTCTCATTTCACTTTGTATCTTTTTAATGATAGTTTTATCAGAAGGGGTAGATGTAGATAAAAGCAATGAAGCTCTGTTTCTCCACCAAGTGTTAGTTGACTGATCAATCCCACCAACGATAGTTGCTGAAGTTGGATCATCTAAGACGAATGATTTAATACCAGGTACTAATTCATTATCTTGAGAACCATCACGCCAGAACATATTGTTCATACCTCTGGATCTGCCTTCAAGCATATCTTCAATTTTATCGTCCAATAAGTCACCAAGAACTTCATAATCACGATCACTATGTTTAGAAGTTGATCTACCATTAGAAGTTTCAGTTACTGAAATTCCAGCTTTTTTAAGCTCACTCATAGTGAATTTAATACCAGCGTGAATCTCTTTATATGGATAATTGTATTGCTTAGTGTTGGCTGGATTACCATAACTAACGGTGTCATCACCACTAAAACCTTCGATAGTAGTAGTGTACTCACCCTTAACGTTACCAGTAATGGAATCTTTACCTGCTGGGAAATACTTAGTTTTCTCTTCAAAAACTTTAAGAAGAGGTTTATCCTGGATAGTTTGAGATAATATTTTACCTCTATCCATGTGATGGTTAAGAACATTATTTGCAATGTTCTCTAATTCTTGTACTGTAAAAGACATGATTCATTCATATTTAGGTTAATAATAAAATTTAACCACCCACAGTTTGTCTAATCACGTCTAAAGTTGTTTTTGGTTCTGGTCTAGCTGTATTAGAGCCTCCGCCTTCCACAGGATTAATCGGTCTTCTAGGTTGAAATTGTCTAAGTTCCCTTTCGACATCTTTCTTGGCTGTTTCAGCCATCCTAACCGCTTCATCAACTGATCTTGGCATCTGTCCTTTTCGACTAGCATCATACCACATCAACTTCACACGCTCTTGGATGCGAGTGCTTTTCAATTTGTAGTCAGGATCAGATGTTTGCCAACTTTTTTCTAAGTTAGCCAAGCTAGATTGAATGTTAGAATTTAATTCTTGCTGTTGACGTTGAGATTCTTGTTGACGTTGTTGCTCTCTTTGTATTTCCATATGACGGAAATGATCATTTTGAGCTTTCTGCTTAGATAAATCAAGAGCAGCTTGCTCTGTAATATATCCTTGATCAACCTGTTGCTTCAAATCATTTGGCATAACATTACCAGTTAATTGTAACAACTGATTATAATATGGTGTAATTGCTTCTAAAGCCCTAGATGGGTCTTTTTTCATCAAAGCACCAATATCAAACAGAGTGTTCGCTTCATCTCTGGAAATTTGATTAGTTTCCAAAAATGTATTGAACTTATCAAAACTTTGAGCTTTTTGTTCATACTTTTCTAGTGATTCTTTCGTCTCACGATACTTAGTTTGAAGTTGCTCAAACCTTTTTCGAGTTTTTGGCTTCATCAGCTTTTTTAACTCGTCATCGGAAATCTCTTCTTCAGTAGAATTGTCCTCTAATTCAGATTCATCTTCCTTTTTATCGGTTGATTCATCTTCATTTTTCTCTGGCTCTTTATCTTCTTCTGAACTATCATCATTTTCTTCAGCATCTAATTCGACTGCTTTCTTAATTACGTCAAATGTAGATTCTTCAGAACCTGACTCCCCTAAAGATGACGAATCCCCAGAATCTTTTACGTCTTGATCTAAAGTTGACGAATCTTCAGTATTCTTTACGTCATTAATTTCGTTGTCGGTTGGCGAAACCTGATCATTATTTTTCATAATACAGCCTTTGAGTTAATAAAAGTTTTTACTATACGTAAACTATGTCAAAGTTCGACAAAATAGTCAAGCATAATTTTATAAAAAATGCAAATAAAATTATTTGCAAGGGTAAAAAGGGATATTTCCTAATAAAGTTCATAAACCAATCGGGTATAACTCTGTCAAGAATTTTATTTATTTTGCTAAAAATATTCATAATTCAATTATGTTGGTTGTGTAAAT